TACATTAACGACTGGGTTCTTAGAAATAGATTAGGAGAGATGCTTGGTCTGCCTTCTGAGGTTGATTTTACACTTAAGTATGTTTCAAATTCTCTATATTTTGAGAGATCATATGCTAAAGATATAGGCGAGCAAATCGGTCTTGGCGCTAATGGTACAAGAGAAGTTAAAACAACTTCTATAACCCTTACTGCTGGTACTCAGGATTACTCCATTCCATCTGGACGTGAGGTTTTGGATATACTTTGGTTTACACCTTCTTTTATCAACCTATTTGGACTTGACCCATTTTCAAATCAAAACATAGCATACTCTGAGTTTGGGGCATCATTTGCTGGACACACTCTTTATCATGTTATGCCTGTATTTGACACAATCATGACCGCTCAAGCAGCTGAACTTAGAAATAGAGTAAGAGGTTCAGAATATCACTACATACTTAGGCCAGGTCCTAATGGCACTAAAACACTTAAACTTTTCCCTATTCCCACAGGAGGCTCAAATGGTGTTGGATACGGAAGTAACAACGTTGGTATTGGTGGTGGAGCAGGTACTCCAGGTACTGTTTTTTACACATACAGAGATAGAGCGGGAATATATGGTAATCCAGAATTCAGCGGTAACACTGCTAACCCAGGATATTCTGCATCAACATCTACTGAACAAGGTAACGGACTTGTATCAGGCCCAGGTGATGCTCAACTGAACTATATTAACTGGTATCAACTTAACTCTGTTGCGAAGACATGGGTTAAGAAATATGCTCAGGCACTTGCAAAAGAGTTGTTAGGTATTGGTATCAGAGGTAAATTTAACGGACAGCTTCCAATTCCAGGGGCTGAACTTACACTTAACAAGGATGACTTAATTTCTACAGGTAGAGAAGATCAGCAAAGGCTTCTCGATAAATTAGAAAAAGATTTGGATGAGCTAAGTTACGAGAGAATTATGGAGAAGAGGGCTGCTGTACAAAGGTCTATCAACGAAACTCTTCAGTATGTACCAATGAAAATATGGATTTACTAATAAATGGCTGATTTAAACGAAATAGGGAAGTTTCCAGATAAACAAAATAATGACGAGTCAAAGCCAGATGGGATTGATTTGTTTTTTGGTGAAAAGGAGCGTGCTTTCTTTTCTTCTGCTGGCAGAGAGATCACTGAGTCGATTCTTAAAGAATCTTTCATGCTATATAGGATTGATTTAAAGAAAACTCAGACTCACTCTCTATACGGAGAAGCTAAGTCATTTCAAAAGGTCTGGAAACCAGAGGTTAAGATTCTTGGTAGAATAAATGTTGAATCTATAGACCCAGAATACATGGCTGATGGAGGTATTGTGAAGAAAGGTTTCGGACAGCTAACTGCCCACGTTTATATGGACCACCTTGAGGAGTTAGGTCTAGCTAAGTATGAGCAAAATCAAATGACTGTTTTTGATCTTAACGATGGAGACTTTATCGGATATAAAGATCAGTACTACAAAATCACTAACAACGGACATTCACAAATTTCAAATGAATTCTCTTGGGGTGGAGATAGAAGATTCTACATCACGATTACTGCAATCGAAGTTGATGAGGATGTGTTTAAGGCAAGGTAATCCTTAGTTATTAACAACTAAATTAGTATTTGTTGAAAAAAACCCTAAGTTTCTCTTTACTAAGTTAGGATATATAAATTAGTATTCTTACCAGACTTAGGGAAAATTATCAAAAAGATAACGCCCCCTCTATAGTCTCCCCCTCTTGGCTACGTACTTTATTAGTTAGTAGAAGAAGGGCGCTGTGTGAGAGATAGCCAAGGGTTTTTAAGTGCTTGGTGTTACATCTGCAGTGACAGCTGTCGGATATTAGTCCGATGACTATAGAGGGAGCTTTCCTAAGGAATGGTTTACCATGCCCAGTGTAAAATCTCTGCATCAGAAAGCAACGCCCCCAAAAATAAAACTGGCTTGCAGAGCAAAAGCCATAGCAAATGTAATAAATAAAAACACATAGTTCAAGAATTATTCTAACTATTTATGAAAAAGAGTTACTAATGGCCATTAATGATAACATAGGAAATCAACTTGACGACAACTTTGAGAACTTCAATTATCTCCCGCAAAAGCTTGAGCCAGAAGACTTAGACCAAGGTATAAAAAATTTTATTGATGATCTTGAAGTTAGCATGACTAATGAAAATGGAATTTACACAAAAGTTCCTTTAATATGGCTTGCTCAAGAGTTATGGGCTGAGAGAAAGCTTAACTGGAAAGAAATGAGAGGTGAGATCGGAGAAGAAATCACAAGACCTTTCATGACTATATACAGAAACTCTATTGTTCCAGGCACATCTCCTTTAAAAAGAACTATTCCTAAGAAAATGAGGTTTAGTTGGTTAAGAACACCAAAGTTTGACGGAACCCTTAAGGGATATGATCTTTGGAAAATTCCTCAGCCAACTTATGTAGATGCAACTTATACACTCAGCTTGTATACTCACTACATGGTTGACGTAAACGCATTTTATCAATCAATTCTAGCCGAAGGGTATTCAGACGGTCAGGGATATTTAAAAATAAATGGGTATGATATTGCTTCCAAGATAGGAGACCCAAGTGAAAATAACAAGAACGATATAGCTGAAGAAAAGGTATTTAGGATTGATATTCCTATTACTGTACACGGTAAATTAGTTGACCCCTCAAAGTTTGAAAAAGTAAATACGATCACGAAAGTGTTAATTAAAATTTCAGAGAAAAGAAGATAATAGCTCATAGTTTTATCTTTTTTCTTCTATTTATAATAAAGTTTAGATATATGAAAATTAAGAACAAGAAGAATAAGGCAAATTATCTAAATTTTAGGGCTAATGGAGTTCCTAAGAAAATTTTGATTCAAGCTGGTAGAACAGCAGATATTAAAGGCCTTAATAACCTTAATCAAGTTATTAATTCTGGGGACTTTGAGAGAGGATTCTTCGAAATAGTTGAAGAGCAGGTGGTTGAAAAACCAGCTGAGAAGGATACTAAGAAGGAGACTAGCAAGAAGGCTACTAAAAAGAAATTTTCAAAAAAGAAGTCGAAGAAAAAAGAAAGCGACTCCCTTGAGAAGATTGAAAAAGAGGTAAAAGATTATACCGATAACGAGGAATAAAAACTGAACAAAAACTAACACAAAAATAATTAGAGCGATATGGCAACAATATTTGTATCACCAGGTGTCTTTACTAGAGAGCAAGATTTCACAATCTTTGCCTCAAGGATAGGTATTACAAGGTTGGGTGTTGTTGGTAAGACCATGAAAGGTCCTGCCTTCGAACCTATTAAAATAAGAACAACAGACGACTTTTTGCTTAGGTTTGGTGGAACTCACCCTAACTATCCACTACCTTATGTGGCTAATAGCTTCCTAGCACAATCAAACGAACTTACTGTTACTAGAGTACTAGGTAGCGATGGTTTCGATAATTCACCAGCGTGGCTTATTGTCGCTGATGCTTCTACTGCTTATTCAGGAGAAACTGCAGGAGATGGTTCGCTAAGTTCGATGACATTTAGCATTGATGAGCAAACAACTTCAGGTAACACTTGGACGTTTACTTCATCAGCAAATACTGCGATGGCATACGGAACAATTTCAGCTACAACAGTTGGAAATGATGTTTTTGTAAGCTATAGTGGTAACACAACAGGTAGCACACTAACAACTCAAGATTGGGTTGATGCAGCTATTTCAACTGCATTAAGTGGTTTTGGAGCTTCAATTGAAGGGGCAAGTTCTACAGACTTCCTAACTCCAAGTTCAGCATCTACACTTCCAGAGGTATTTACTTTATCTGCTAACACAGTAATGGCAAGAGGAGCTGAGTCAGGTTCTACACTTGCGGTTATTAGAAGTAAGAGAAATCAAATTACTGATGACTTCTATCTTGATCAGCAAAGCGATATTACAATTGGAGCAATTAACGGAACACTTAGCTCATTCATATTGAGTGCAACAACTGGTCCTCTTACAGCTCAGACAAATAGTGGATACACTGTTTCTCTTGATGAAACAAGTGAAGATTACATTGTTAAGATTCTTAGTAAGAATCCTAAAGTAATTGACGGTGCTCCAAACCTTTACGTTGAAAAAATATACCCTCACTTTGTAAGAGAGGCTAATTCAAGAAATGAAATAACTGGAATTAATCCTCAGCTTGTTTACACAGATGAGGCCGCATATACAGATTACAATAATTCTTACACTAATGCTGTAACTCCTTGGATTGTATCTAGAGTGATTGGTGGGGAAGCTAAGAACCTGTTTAAGGTTGAAACTATCTCAGATGGTGATGCAGCAAACAGAGAGCTTAAGATTTCTATTGGAAACATTGATGTCAACAACTACACATTTGATGTAATTGTTAGAAGATTTGATGACACTGATGCTTCAGCATCTTCTACAGCACTTGAGAGATGGTCTAACGTTTCTCTTAGAGAAGGTACTCCAAACTTTATTGGAAGAGTAATCGGTACAACAGACGAAACTTATCCAAGAAAATCTAATTTCATTACAGTTACAATGGCAGAGAGCTATCCAAGCAACACAGTGCCAGCTGGATTTAGAGGTTATGAATTAAGAGAGTCTGGAATTTCAGGTTCTACTGCACCAGGAATTTACTACAAGACTGATTACCTATCAGGTGACTCAGTATTTAAAACTTTCCTAGGAGTATCAGAACTTGGATACGAAAACTTTACAACTGATCAAGTTTCTACAAGAACAGCGATCAAGACTCTTGAGGTAGATTTATTTGCATACAGAGGAGGTACAGCTTCAGGAACTTCAGTAACTAAAGGATTCCACCTTGAAAATACAGCAAACCCAAATCAATTTGAGAGTGGTGATAACGCCTCACTATCTGATTACACAAATGCTAATGGAACTCTTGTTGATAGAAACAAACTTAAGTTTACAGTTGTTCCTTACGGTGGATTTGATGGATGGGATAAATATAAGACTTACGCAAATCTTTACGAAGAATTTACAGATGCATATCAAAGCAATGTTAACGCATTCAAGGATGCGCTTGATGAAGTTGCAAACCCAGAGACAGTGGACATAAATGTTCTTGCTACTCCAGGTATTGACTTCAGCAATAACACATCTCTTATTAGATACGCACTTGATATAGTAGAAGACAGAACTGATGCAATCTACGTGATGGATTCACCAAGACTTACTACAGGTTCTGTTAAGGGAACTCCAGAGGAGCTTGTTTCAAGCCTTGAGTCAACTGGTATCGACAGCAACTACGCTGCAACATACTGGCCATGGATTCAGATTGAAGATGCTAACACTGGAAGATTTACTTACCAAGCACCTACAATGATGGCGGTTCAAACTTACGCACTTACAGATAATGTATCTGCACCATGGTTTGCTCCTGCAGGTCTTAATAGAGGTCTTGCTGGTCCACAGGTGATCAGAGCTGATGTTAGGTTGACTAACAACCAGAGAGATACACTTTACCAAGGTAGAGTTAACCCAATTGCAACGTTTGTACAACAAGGTGTTGTTATATGGGGTCAAAAGACTCTTCAGGTTAGACAATCTGCTCTTGACAGAATTAACATCAGAAGATTGTTACTTCAAGTTAGAAGGTTGGTAGCAGCTGCATCGCTTACTCTTGTATTCGAGCAGAACGATCAGACACTAAGAGATCAATTCTTAGCGAAGGTTGAGCCTATACTTCTACAGATTCAGAACCAAAGAGGTTTAACTGCCTTCAAAGTTGTGATGGACGATAGTAACAACACTCCAGATACAATTGATAGAAATACATTGGTTGGTAAGATTCAACTTCAGCCTACAAGAACAGCTGAATTCATTGACCTTACATTCCAAGTACTTCCTACGGGGGCGAGATTCGAAGACTTCTAAAATTAGAAAACTTAAATATAAGAAGGGACTCAATAATTGGGTCCCTTTTTTGTTGTTTGATTTTTATATTGTTATGCCCGATCTAACACTATATATGAGAAATGAGGCAATGATAGAGTTATAATTATTAGTTATTTGCCAATATTGCGGATAAAGATGTCTTTGGATGTTTTTTTTATAAATACCTAGTCCTAAAATGATTTTGAATCCTATTTATAGGAAAGCTGTGTTTAATTATGTCTGGAATCTATTTTCATCCAATAAGAAGAGTATTTCTAAACCTATCAGGTGGTACTGTGAGTGGAGACACCGTGTTCACTCAAGGCCTTAGTGCAGATAGTTTTAGTATATCAACCCTTCCATCGACAGACAACAGTATAGATGACATTCTTGTAAGGAGATCAGATGGCACGGTAGTAGTTAGAGATGCATCTAGCCTTTTTAACTCTGGAGCTACAATACAAGACCTTCAAAGTGTAGTTGGGGTTGGCTCAACAGCTAGTACAACAGATGATGTGTTTATTGAGACTACTGGAGGAGCTCAGATTGAGTATAAGTCAGATACAGCTTCGATTATCGTAGGTAATGTAATCTCAGCATCAACTATTTCTATGGGTGGAGATATTGAGGCTCAACAAGACAATACTTATGACATAGGTTCTCCTGTAAGGAGGTTTAGAAATTTAAACACAGTTAATGGAGTTGCAGTAAATTTCACTGCATCGACAAAAGTTAAGACACAAAAAATAGAACTTGGTAACACCGAGGTGACAGAAGATAATATAATACTTACTGGAAATACCATTGATGGTGGTAGCTGGTAGTATTTTATAAAAAAAATGAATATTTATAAATAAGATAAAAAGATAAAAAGATGGCTGAAATTAGACAAGCAAGATTATTAATTAGAGACAAACAAACTACAGGTGGCGCATTGCCAGCAAATGCATTATATGCCGAGCCGTTTGTTAATCTTTATGACGGAGTACTTAAATTTTCTGGTGTAACTGGAGGTGTTTTTGAACCTTCTGATGTAGATACTGTATTTGAGGTAGGTTCTACACTCTATAATTCAAGGATAACAAATAGACTCACAATTAATGACAATTTCATTATAAGTGGTGATACGGGTCAGATTAGTACGTATGGAGGAACTACTGGAGCAGGGCTTATTGGTAAATTTCTTTCTGGTACAACAGATGGGTTTGTTCTTGCAGATATTGAAGATATTGAAGGCGTTAAAACAAGAGTTCAACCTGGCATAAATACTTTTACAGGAGGTACTCCAGATAATCCAACGATAAATGTAGTTGATTCGCCATCTTTTGATAGTATTTCTTTTTCAGGTTTAGCAGAAGGGGGTGATGCTATATTTGAAGAGCTTTCGGCATCGACAATTTACTCAGGTTCAACTGACCTTTATTCTATTTTCTTAACTGCGGCAGATGTGTCCGCAACAACAGTTAGTTCAGGGGCTAATGTGATCGTAAGTAATGTAGGTATTGATTATGAAGTATCTGTTGTAGATTCTCCAAGTCTTAATAATATTACATTTTCTGGTACAGCTAATGGTGGAAGTGTAAACGTTGATGATATAACTGCTACAGCTGTAACAATCAATAGTGGGAACTTTGATATTACTGGAGGAGGAGTTCTTCAGTCAGGAGGTACTGATCTGTATAGCATCTTCCTTACAGCTAATGATGGAAATGACATAACTCGTGTTCAGCCAGGTGCAAACACCGTAACTGGTGGTACAGCTAACGAGCCAATTGTAAATGTTGTAGACTCTCCGTCTTTCGATAATATCACATTCTCAGGAACAGCTAATGGTGGAAATGTAAATGTTGATGAATTGACAGCAACTGCCGTAACGATCAATAATGGAAACTTTGATATTACTGGAGGAGGAATTCTTCAGTCAGGAGGTACCGATCTTTATTCAATATTTGTAACTGAAGACACAAGCGATATAACAAGAGTACAGCCTGGAACTAATATCACAACTGGTGGTACAGCTAATGACCCTATTATAAACACTGTTGATTCACCAACTTTTAATGATATTACATTCTCAGGAACAGCTAACGGTGGAAGTGTAAACGTTGATGATATAGTTGCTACAGGAATTACAAACTCAAGCTTAACTGCTGGTAGAGTTGTTTACGTAGGAGCTGGGGGAGAGTTAGTCGATGAAGCAGGTTTTGAGTATGATGATACAGACGATCTTCTTAAGACTGGGAATATCCAAATAGGTAATCCTGGAGACTCAGGCACAACAGCTACTATATATGGAGACATTCTTGTTATAGGTGAAGCAATAAGTGGTTTTACTTCTGAGCTTTACATTGAAGATAACCTTATTGAGCTTAATTATAATCCTACAGCCAGCACGGCATCAAGCTCTATTGGCGCAGGGTGGTTAATTCAGGATGGTTCTGGTATTGCAGGTACAGACGCATTTTTTGATATTAGAGGAGCATCGACTGGTGTAGTTAACAGAGGTTTTGCAACAAACTTAAACGACATCTACATTAGAGAAGATGGAACCACTTCATCTCCAGGGGGTGTTAGGGTTATTGCAGAAACTGACATAATTGACGGAGGCTCATACTAATGAATAAAAGAATAGTAGTAGTCATATTGGTACTAGGAGCATTAATGCTATTAACTTCATGCGGAAGTTCTAAGGCGTCATGCGATGCGTATAGTGAAACACAAAGCTTAGATACTACTCAAAAGACATAGCCAAGGATTTAAACAGAGTCTAAGGCAACAGCGAAAGTCACCTAAACAGGGTGGCTTTCTTATTTTTATTATATTTGTAATATGATTACAGTCATTCACAAGAAGAATATAGATAAGTACGATCAAGTATTTTACATAGGAAGAGGCTCCTCTCTAGGTAATCCTTATACGAGTATAAAGGGAAGGGAGACAAAGGCAAAGTACATAGCAGATTCCAGAGAAGAGAGTATTTCTAAATTTAGAGAATATCTTGAGGATTGTATAGAAAACAAAGACAAGAAAGTGTGTGATATGCTCAATAGAATATATAAGGCCGCACTTCATACTGATGTGTGCTTAGCTTGTTATTGTAAGCCAAAGTCTTGTCATGGAGACGTGATCAAGGAGATCATAGATGAGAAGTTGGCACAAAAAAAGTCCCAATAGAATAATGATGGGACTCAAATTTATATTTTTGGCAACATTAGTAAGGGTTAGTATCCTTTGGTATGTTTATTAAAATTTGTCCATTCTGCGGAACAGACATTTTGTTTCCATCAGAATAATAGAGTTGAAATTCACCAGAGAATCTACCATCTTCATTTGTGTCTGCTGCATCCCAATTATATTGAATAGTTCCAGCAGAGTAAGATACGATTTGAGCATCTTTTGCAAATATTTTGTATTCACCGCACTCGCTGACCATTGTAAATGTTACGCCAGTTACACCTGAAAGACTGAAGGGTTCTTTACCACCCAAGCAACCCCTGTCGACAAGGCAAAGCTGCAGAGCAGGTAGCGTGTCGTTTCTTTTGATTATGAATTCATTCTTATTCATTGCTCAGTTAATTATAAGTTCATAGTACCTCATATTCTATCACAGTAGAATCGCTGATCTCAAAGTCAAGTTGATTAGCTACATTAAATGGTTTAATTCTAAATCTTGTAGTTAGCTTTTTGCTAAGTGGTGCATCAGCAGTATACTGTACAAGCCAAACAACATCATAAGTTACGTCAGATGAATATAAAGTTGGGTTCAGGTCAGCGTAGTATATTCCAGTTTCTTCTTGGACTAAAGGTATTGCAGACTCTATAAGTGTCGAGGACTCAGTTCCACCACTCCCAGCTACATAAGTAGAAGCGCCAAGGGAGGTCGGGTTAATAAGTGTATAGTCATTAGGCGTAGACGAAGTGTCTATGCAGTAAAATTTCTTATATATTCTAAGTATCCCCATGCTCTAATTAAAAACAAACCTTGAAAGCTAAACTATAGCACCCAAGGTTTGCGTTAATATTTTACTAAAATAAAATTATGCAGCAAGCAGACATCTGTCTGGTTGAAGAGTAATGGTAACCATTGCAAGGTCATCAGAATCGTATGCATAATCATCAAATGAAGCATTTGTGATCTGGCATCCGATTAAGGTCCATTTTTCTACTTCAACACCTGTAGGGTCAAGTGCTTTTAGTACAAGGTTCTTCTTATATCCGATAGCGTACCCCATTCTACCAGTAGCAGACTCAAAATGAAGTCTAACCCATTCCATAATTTTCTGTGTAGTCGAAGGTCCAATAACATCAATAAACGATACCTCGATTGTTGACCATACAGAACGACCAGCAACAAAAGTTGAGGTATTCATGTATGGAATCTCTGTAGGATTGATTTCAAGTGATGGCTTTCCTGAAGTTTGTACTAAGTAAGACTCAATACCAAGCTCAGTTGGAAATTCCAACACAAATCTATTCTTCCTCTTTGGTTCCTGCTCAATTGGAACAGGCCTAAACATATCAGCCATAGTAGTTGTGTATTAGTTATTAATTTGTTTCTATTCATAAATAGCACAGAAAAAAAATTTTAACCTTCTACTTTTTTGATAAAATAAATATTGAACCTATTTAATAATAAGTAGGTTAAATAACCTCTATAATGGTCTAAATAGATCAATTTTATAATAGAATTATATAATTCAATATGGCAAATAGAAGCGCTCGTTTAATAACAAAGAGAACTTCTGTAGTAGGTAAAATTCCTACGGGTACGACTGGAAATGAGTCAAATTTTATCCGTGCAGGGGAATTGGCATCCAATTTAGTAGATAAAAAGTTATTTGGATACGATGGTACAGACGTTTTTGAATATGGCTCTAACTCATTTCTTGGGTTAACAGGGGGGACTATAAGCGGAAATTTTGAAGTTTCAGGAAATTTTATAGTTAGCGGAAATACTAGCACAAATACAATGCATATATTAGATGCGCCAAGTGGTAGCACATCTAATCAATTTTTAGTTATAAACGCTATTACTGGTCAAGTAGAAAGAAGAGCTGATATTGTAGTTTCAGGAACTTCAGGAACTTCAGGTAGTGGCGGTACGTCTGGAATAGATGGCACTTCTGGAGTGGATGGTACATCAGGAAGTAGTGGGACTTCTGGTACTGGTGGAACGTCTGGAGTAGATGGTACTTCAGGCTCTTCAGGGAGCGGAGGAACGTCTGGAGTAGATGGAACATCAGGAACTTCTGGTAGTGGCGGCACTTCTGGAGTGGATGGAACGTCTGGAGTAGATGGTACTTCAGGTTCTTCGGGTACATCAGGAAGTAGCGGTACATCAGGAACTTCTGGTAGCGGAGGAACGTCTGGGGTAGATGGTACATCAGGAACTTCTGGTAGTGGCGGCACTTCTGGAGTGGATGGAACGTCTGGAGTAGATGGAACGTCTGGAGTAGATGGTACTTCAGGTTCTTCGGGTACATCAGGAAGTAGCGGTACATCAGGTTCTTCAGGAAGCGGAGGAACGTCTGGAATAGATGGAACGTCTGGAGTAGATGGAACATCAGGAGTAGATGGTACTTCAGGAGTAGATGGCACATCAGGTTCTTCAGGTACATCAGGAAGTAGCGGTACATCAGGTTCTTCAGGAAGCGGAGGAACGTCTGGAATAGATGGAACGTCTGGAGTAGATGG